TACAACTGGCATTCTACGAAGAAGAATTAACAGAGATGTTATTGCCGTTGTTCGGTGAGGAAGGTCTGGTGGTTAAATTCGACACCAGCAACGTGCCAGCCCTTCAGGAAGATGAGGACGCAAAGGCGACACGCAGGGACAAATATGTTAAGTCTGGTGTTATGACTGTCAACGAGGTTCGTGCCGACATGGGGCTGGAAGCCATAGGGAGTATTATCAGCTATCCTACGTTGGCAGCTATTGATGCCGGGGTCCTGACTGTGAATGAGGTCAGGGGCGATATGGGCATGCCACCGGTTGAGTGGGGCGACAGCCCACCAGCACCGCCACCTGCACCTATGGCTATGTCTATAACTGACGGGACTGCCAGCACTAGGTCTCCATTTGACTGGGAGGTTGAAGGCAGGGATATCGACACAACGCAGAGGAGGAAGGGCAAGAAACTTGAGGACGCATTTCGCAGGGAGTTGGTCACCCTTATGAGACAACAGTCGAACTCGATAATCCGAGAGTTTGAAAAACAGGCAGAGGAACGAGTCGTGTCCACCAATGGTGCAACTGCCGTGAAGACGGTGCATCGGGATGTGTTTAACAAAACCGGATGGATACCTCAGTTTACTGCATTGGCAAGGAAACACCTGACAGCAGGATTGCTCGGCGCAGCCGAGACACAGAACACGAAGTTCAAGCTGGGTGTTTCATTTGACATCGCTGCACCAGAGGTCAAGAGTTGGATTGGTAACAGGGCGAAGTTCTTTGCCGAGAAGGTCAACACGACAACCGGCGATAAGGTTCTGAATATCATAGGCAAGGGACGTAAGGATGGAACCAGCGTTGGTGACATAGCAAAGAAACTGCGAGAGTTCGGGGAGTTCAACACAACTGCACGGTCTGAGAGAATTGCAAGGACTGAGATGACCGTGGCACAGGGACAGGGTAATTTGCAGACATTCAAACAGGCAGAGGTGCCAGCCAAGCGATGGTACACCGCTCTTGATGACAGGGTTAGGGATAACCACATGGATGTACACGGACAGATAATTGCATTGAATGAGATGTTCAGGGTTGGTAGCGATATGATGGAAGGTCCGGGTCAGGGCAGCGATCCTGCCGAGAACATCAATTGCAGATGTGTAATCATACCGGAGGGAATGCAAGGTGGATAAAAGGACAATTGATACCCATCCGATTTACTGCTCATGCTGTCCAAGCAAGCCACAGGTGATGGCTCAGAAACTGGGCGACCATCTGCTGGAGATAAGATCGAGGAAACATGGGGCTGAACATGTCGCCGTGGTTTTGCTTGACAAGTCTCCGAACAAGGAAGTAGAATCCGAAACAACTGAATAGAATTATTAGTGCGCCTCTCAGTCGCCCACTTTATTAGATGCCAATCAGCGTCCATATAGGTGGGCTTTTTTTATGCCATATCAAAACGAACATGCTTGCAGAATCCGAGACCCTGCCGACTTCCGCAGGGGTTCTTTTCGTAGAGTTCGCAGAAAGAGTGGCGCAAGACCATTAGATGCCGTCATGGGTAGGCTTGATGAGGACGGGTCGGCAATGGTGTTGCAGTCCTACAGATATCCCAAAGACGACTGGAGTTCCTCACAGGCACGGCGACATTGCCGTGACCATGAGGGTGCTTTATTTGAACCGGCTAAACAGAGTGGCAGGGGTGCTGAATGCGAACCCTGTAAAGGAGATCAGCCTATGGGTAAAGAACAGATTGTTAGTTCCAGAGAAGTGGTGATTGAGCGCAGGGAATCTCCTGATGAGGGAGCCTACCGTGCCACGATATTCGTCAACGAGAGGGCTAGGCAAGGACCTGATCTCTCTGTTGAGGGATTACAGGTTGAGAATTATATGCGGAACCCTGTTGTCCTGTGGGCGCATGATATGAACGGCAAGAGCGAGTCTGCCGGTCTGCCGGTTGGCAGAACCAACAGGCTGACCAATGTGGATGGACGTTTAGAAGTTGATTTTGAATTTCTGACTGAAGACCCATTTGCCGAGCGTGTCAGAAACGCATGGGACAAAGGGTTTCTCAAAGCAGCATCAGTTAGTTGGCTACCGCTTGAAAGTGAAGAGGGTGAAGATGGTAACCAGAGAGATGTCCGCTCCGACCTACTGGAGTGGTCAATCGTTTCTGTCCCGTCTGATCCTGACGCTGTGAGGGTAGCCCATGCCAGAATGATGGAGACGATGTTAACAGAGCCAATCTCAGACGAGGAGGTGTTTGCTGAATACAGTAGGGAAGAGGTAGAAGAAACTGTTGAAACAACTCCCTCTAAGAGACAGGCAGAACCATGCTGGGAGGTCAACGAGGATTGCTCCATCCGCAAGGCGATGGATGAGGCAGCAGAGGAAGAGTCCGAAGAAACCGAAGAAGAACCTGCTCCAGAGGCAGAGGCAGCATCAGTAGAAGACACGGGTAGACTGCTGAAAGAATTGGCAGAAATAAAATCCAGACTGAGAGGAAACTAATGGCAGAACATTTGGACAAGATAGGCAAGGAACTTAGCGAGATTAACTCTTTTGTGAGCGAGAGGTTTAACCCCGTCACAGAGAAGGTTGATCTCCAGAGTGAAGAGATTGAAAAGATTAAGAAGGGCATTGCCGAGGTAACAGAGGCGCAGCGAGAGGTAAAACGGGCGCAGATTCGCACAGCCTCAGATAGTGCCGATGGCATCAAGGTGCAGGACGGACCCTATGCTGGCATGGACGCTGTTGACCTTGCGTTGGTGCGAGGCATAGCTGAAGGCAACAGGGGCTGGGCTGACAGGGTAAGCGAGGCTACCGGACAGCTTGTAGAGGCAGCGAAGGACAATCCCCATGCCTCACCTGCCAAGAAATTTGAGAGGCATCCATATGCCAAGCCGATACTAAGAGAGTTTGGCAGGGCGATTGATTCAACCAGCCGTGCATTGACGGCAGCAGGTTCGGCAACTGGCGATGAGTTAGTTCCCACACTTGAGGCTAGTGCGCTTTGGATGGACATCAATCTCCAGACCCAGATAGCACCGCAGATTCCCACAATTGCGATGCCTTCAAACCCATTTGATATCCCGACTCAACTTGGGGATGTCTCATGGTTTCCGGGAACAGAGAACACGACAGCAACAGAGTCCACTCCTGCGACTGCGAAGAAGACCCTCACCGCTTACGAGTTAGTGAGTCAGGTTTCCTTCTCTTTCAGCATTGAGGAAGACAGCATCATTGCCCTACTTCCTGAGATCAGGGCTGGGCTGGTGCGGAACGCTGCCGAGGTTTTGGACGATGTCATTTTGAACGCCGACACAACGGCTGCCAACTCGATTAACGCAGACGGGGCAACGATCGCAACCAGCACGGCGAACAAAGCCCAATGGTTGATAGGATATGACGGTCTCCGTCATGCTTGCCTTATCGACAACACGAGCCAAGCGAACAACCACAATGCTGCTGTTTCGGACGATATGTTCAATGAGATTCGCAGCAAGCTGGGCAAGTACGGTACACGCCCCAGCGAGTGTGTGTGGATAATGGATGTGAACACCTTCATCCGAAGTCAGGGAATTTCCAACTTTAGGACGATGGATAAGTTGGGTCCTAATGCAACCATCCTGACTGGACAACTTGGGGCAATATCGGGAATCCCCGTTATAGCCTCTGAGCAGATGAGGTTGGCAGACACGGACGGCAAGGTAACTAGTGCTGGCAACAGCGCAGAGACCGGCAGCGTCCTCATAGTGAACAAGGGTCAATGGTATCAAGGCTTCCGGAGGGACATGGCGGTGGACGTTTTTAGAGACACGCAGAAGCGGTCTAACATTGTCACCATCAGTTTCCGACATGCTTTGACGCAGAGGGCGACTCTGTCAGCCCAGACCCACACGGCTCTACAGTACGACATAACCGGCGTTTCTTAGTTGAGTTAGTCTCCCTAACGACTAAGTAACGCTGCCTTGGGGCAGGGAGTTGGCTACACCTCTCCCTGCCCTGTGGAGGATTTTATGGCTAAAGCTAAAATAAAGAATCTGACAACTGACGACCTTGGATATCAGGGCGTTGTTTTTCTTGCTGGCAAGACTGTCGAAATTGACAAGGCTGTTGCTGAAAAGATGGCTGACGCAATGCCCGACAGGTTCAGGCTTGTGAAGAAGTCAACCAATCGCAAGGTATCCGAGGAAGGTACAGAGAACAGGACTGTGGAATAATGGCAGTAATTGGGACAATCACGGTCACCTCTGCTGGCACTAGGGTGCAGAATCCCAAGTCCGGCAATGTCAGGGGCATCATGTGGAGGGCAAGGGCTGATAACTCGGCAGTCGTTTATGTGGGATACAGCGATGTGTCCAGCACAAACGGTGTCGCCATTTCGCCCGGTGACGCTTTCACAGTACTCTTCAATGGTTACGAAAAGTTACAAAATTGGTACGCCGATGCAGCTACTAATTCGGACAAGGTGGATTTTGTCGCTGACAATTCTTAGTTAGTGGTGCGGATGGCGGTGGAGGATAGACGATGGCAACGACTCATTTACCGACCCATGCTATGGGGTTCGCAACGGTTACGACAGCAGGAACCCCAGTAAGGCTTCATTCGACTTCTATCAGGGTGCGTAGGGTCGTCATCTACGCTCAGAAAGCCAACAGCGGACAGATAATTGTCGGTGGCTCAAGTGATTTCAACGCTGGGGCTGGTGTTGGTTCGGGGCTGGATAGTGGCGAATCAATCACGCTGGAAACTGAAAAGAACTTCCTCGATTTGTATGATGTTTGGCTCGATACGACCAGCAACGGTGACAAGGCTGATTTCTACGCACAAAAGGTATAATCAATGGCAAGAAATCATAACTTCAGGGGCGCAAGCCTTCAATACATTTCTGCGCCTGACTCCCTAAACAACCTAACAGACATCACAATATCTGCTGCTGCCACGCTGGATATGCTCCAGTATGCCGATGGCAAATGGCGTGATGTTGCAGCTATTAAAAGCCTTCAGATTGAGGACACCTCTGCAAATCACCAATATATTGTAGGTGTCAGCGAACTGGCAGCGGATCGAACAATAACGCTGCCTCTTTTGACGGGCAACGACATATTTGTTTTCAATGATTTTGCAGCGGTTTTAACCAATAAGACATTAACCTCTCCCGTTCTTAATACGGGAGTTTCAGGCTCTGCTGTTCTCGATGAGGACAACATGGCTACGAACTCTGCGACCCAGCTTGCCACACAGCAGAGTATCAAGGCTTATGTTGATGCACAGGTGGCAACCGAGGATACCCTCGCAGAATTAAATGACACAACCATCTCAGGTCCAGCCTCCAATGACGTTTTACAGTACAGCGGAAGTGCGTGGGTTGATAGAACCTATGCCGAGGCTGGCATCGCCTCTCTGACAGGCTCTGAGACACTATCAAACAAGACCCTGACCAGCCCGACAGTCAACTCGCCGACCATATCTGGGGGAACTGCCACGGCGTTGACCGACTTGGATATGACCTCTGGGAATAAAACTATTCTCGACACTATCGGCAGCAACACGCTGACGATTGGTGCATCTGGGACGACCGTAACAATAGCAGGGAATCTCACAGTTTCAGGAACTACCACAACCGTGAGTTCCACACAAACCGTGATAGCCGACAAACTGATCACCCTGAATGACGGTGGTGATTCAACGAGCGGTGGGGCAGTTGGCATAGAGGTTGAGGAGAACAGTTCAGCAACAGGATATATCAAGACCGCCAGCGACAGGAATGGGTGGGAGATCAAGGCACCAAACGTAGCTGGTGTCCTGACAATCGACCCCTCTGCT